ATGATGTGGGCGTTTGTTCGCTGGGCCATGGAAAGCTTCTCTGGTCAGCGGTTTGGTATTTGTGGGAAAACCGTTGATTCATGCTCAAAGAATATTATTGTCCCTTTCACAGCTATGACGCTGGCAAAAGAAAAGTATACCATGGGTTGGCGCCGGTCAGAGAAGATACTTGAGGTGCGGCGGGGAAATACGACAAATTGGTTTGAGGTATTCGGCGGCAAGGATGAAAGCAGCGCGGCGCTCATTCAAGGGCGCACGCTGGCAGGTGTTCTATTGGATGAGGTTGCGCTTATGCCCCGTTCCTTCGTGGAACAGGCCCTGGCGCGTTGTTCTGTAGATGGAAACAAGAAATGGTTTTCCTGCAACCCAGAAAGCCCGCAGCATTGGTTTTATCTGGAATGGATTAAGAAGCATGATGAAAGAAATGCACTGTATCTTCACTTTACCATGCGAGATAACCCAGGGCTGACGGAGAAGGTCATTGAGCAGTATGAATCCATGTTCTCTGGTGTGTTTTATGATCGGTTCATTAGAGGGTTGTGGGTTGTGGCGGAGGGGCTGGTGTATCCTATGTTTGATGAGAGGAACATTACGGACGAGGTGCCGGAGAGTGGTGAGTATTATATGTCCTGTGACTATGGCACATTAAACCCATTTTCCGCCGGACTGTGGTGCTGGAATGGCAAGGTGGCTATGCGGGTGCGGGAATACTACTACTCGGGGCGGGATGAACGCAGTAACAAGACCGACGAGGAATATTATATTGAACTGGAAAAGCTGGCTGGTAATTTGCCAGTGAAGTCCGTTGTCATTGACCCGTCGGCAGCATCGTTTATTGAGGTCATCCGGCGGCACAAGAGGTTCAGGGTACAAAAGGCAGTCAATGATGTGATTCCGGGGATTGCTACTACGGCCCGATATATCCAAGACGGGACGATCAAGGTATGTCGGAGATGCAAAGACGCGATCCGGGAGTTCGGCTTGTATCGCTGGGATGAAAAATCCACGGAGGACAAGCCTATCAAAGAGAACGACCATGCCATGGATGATATACGTTACTTCACAATGACCATTCTTCGGCATAAGGTGCGCAAGGCGGGACAACAGCAATATATCCCACTGTGGGAGAGGTGATTTTTTGGTTACATATCAGGACCTGATTGCTGTGGGCAAGGACGAAAAGGCCAGAATGGGCTTTATCAGGCGGGCGATCAATGAGCACAAAGGCAGCGAGGCCTATAAAATGGCGGTAGATGCTGAACTATACTTTAAGGGCGAGAATCCGACCATCAACCGCTACGAGAAAATTATATACGATATGCAGGGTCGTGCTCATAGGGATATGTACACGGCGAACCACAAGATCGCAAGCAACTTTTTTGGACTTGATGTACGGCAAGAGGTTTCCTATCTCTTGGGCAATGGTGTGACATTTCAGAACGATGCAACAAAGGACAAACTGGGCAAGAAGTTTGACTTGGAAATAGTCAGAGCCGGGAAATATGCCCTGATTGCTGGCGTTTCATTTGGTTTTTGGAATCTTGATCATGTGGATGTGTTCAAACTGCGGGAGTTTGTTCCCCTTTACGACGAAGAAAGGGGCGCGCTTAGGGCGGGCGTCCGGTTCTGGCGGGTAGCTGATGACAAGCCGCTCAGGGCTACACTGTACGAGGTGGATGGATACACGGACTACATCCAGCGCAGCGGTGAAGATATGACAGTCAAAAAAGAGAAGCGGTCTTATATCCTGCATTTACGTAGCACTGAGGCGGATGAGACGGAAATCTACGACGGCGAGAATTACCCGTCCTTCCCAATTGTGCCACTAAAAAATGGTGAAGATGCTCTCTCAGAATTGACCGGAAAGAGAAATACTGTGGATGCGCTCGACCTCTGTACCTCCAACATGGTCAACAATGTCGATGAGGGGAATCTGATCTATTGGGTGCTGACTAACTGCGGTGGTATGGAGGATCTGGATGACGCAAAGTTCTTGGACAAAGTGCGCACGACGCATATCGTTCACGCCGGAGTTGAGGGGGATGAGGGAGCAACAGCCGAACCGCACACCATTGAAGCGCCGTTCAGCGGTACTGAGGCGACCATCGACATGCTCAAACGCAAGCTATACGAAGATTTCCAGGCGTTTGACAGCTCGGCGGTATCAGCTGGCAATCAAACAGCCACGGCCATCGCCGCCAGCTACACGCCTCTTGATCTCAAGGTAGATGACTTTGAGGCCAGCGTAACAGGATTTATTCTTGGGATTCTGGCCTTGGCGGGCATTGACGATGAACCATCCTACACTCGTAGCCGCATCATTAACCGGGCCGAAGAGACGCAGACCATCCTCATGGGCGCGGAGTATTACGACGACGAATATATTACAAAAAAGCTGCTGACCATCAACGGTGACGTCGACCAATACGACGCGTTGATGGAGCGCAAGGCGGCGGAGGAAACAGAGCGGTTGGAAGAAGAAACATTCCCACCGGAGGTGGAAGAGGAAACCGAGGTGACGGAGGATGCCGAAGCCTGATGAAGCCCATCGTCTGACCGAAAAGGAACTGGCCGCGCTGGAAAAGCGTATTGCCAAAGTCTACCGAGAGGCGCGGGACGAGCTTTCCGACGCTATCAAAATTTACTTTGAGCGGTTCCGTGAGCGAGACGAGGAAATGAAAGCCCTGATCGGCACGGAGATAAATGGCAAAGTCTGGACGGAGCAGGACTATAAGCAATGGCGGCTCAACCAGATCGGACGGGGAGAACGGTATCAAGACCTGCGGGAAAAAATCGCTGAGCGTATGACTAAGGCTAATGAGGTAGCGATTGCCTATGTGAACGATGCAACATCTGGCATCTATTCCCTTAACCGCAACTATGCCGCTTATACCATTGAGAGAGTGGCTGGGAATGTGGGATTTACCCTGTGGGATGAATCCACCGTGCGGCGGCTTATTGTGGAAGAGCCTGACTTGATGCCGTATTACCCAAAGAAAAAAGCCCTCAATCGGGGCATTGATCTCAAGTGGGGAAAAAAGCAGGTTACAAAGTCCGTCACCAGTGGGCTTTTGCAGGGCAAGGGCGTGGGGAAGATTGCCACCGACCTGCAAGGCCGTGAGAGCGGCGAGACCGGCCATCACGAGCGCCCAGAACGGCGGGAGGATGGACAGTTATAAGGCCGCCTCCAATATAGGCATTAAGGTTAGAAAACGCTGGGTCGCAATCAAGGACGGGCGCACCCGACACGCTCACCAAAAACTTGACGGACAGACAGTGGATTGGGATGAGCCGTTTACCTCCGAACTGGGGAAGATACGCTATCCAGGCGATCCACGGGCCAAGCCTGCAAACGTCTATAACTGCCGTTGCACCATGCGGACGGTAGAAATGCCGGGCATTGAGGCTGAACCGCGAAAAATGCGTGTGCGTGACCCGAAAACTGGACGAAATGTAGTTGTTGAAGAAATGACCTATGAGCAATGGGAGAGGTGGGTGAAAAGCCGTGGCTAAAGATTTGGGTGGTGTGGTGTTCAACGATTATAGCGCCGATGTGTTGGAGGCTATGCACGATGCTGTTGTACAGGCATTGGAGCGGTGCGGGGAACAGGCAGAAGGATATGCCAAAGACCTGGCTCCTGTTGACACTGGCAACCTTCGCAACAGCATCACCCATCAAGTGGACGATGGTGAAAGCGCTGTTTACATCGGAAGTAACGTAGAGTATGCCACTTATGTGGAGCTGGGCACCGGCAAATACGCCGAGGGTGGCCGCCCCACGCCGTGGGTCTATCAGGACGACGAAGGAAACTGGCACTGGACAGCGGGCAACCCGGCACAGCCGTTTCTCAAGCCTGCGGTGGCAGACCACGCACAGACCTACCGGAACATCATAGAGGATGAGATGCAAAATGGATGAAAAGCAGATCAAAGCCATTGAGACCGTTCTCGCAAAAGGGGACAGAATAGAGTTGATTCCCGTGAAAGATGGTGTTAAAATTATACATATCAAGCGGGAGGAAGTGAGAATGTGAGCAATTGGTGGAAGGATTTTTGCGAGAATGCCAATCAAAAGCGAGTGGCTGACCTAATCCGAGAAAATGAGCGATTAAAGACGGAATGTGCTTCTATTGATTTATCAAAAACAAGGGTGAAAACGGCGGAATATCCGAAATCAAATGAATATTGCTCCCGGCTCTAAGCGTTGAGACGGAAGACCCGAGCGTGGGTGACTGACTACAAATCGTAGTTGGTTGCCCACGCTTTTTCTTTTGGTAAACACCGCAAAGGACAGCGGTTTTTATATCACAATCGCCCCCGAAGCACTGGGGCCGAAGAAAAGGAGACTGATTATGGCACTCACCAGACGCGCCCTCAAGGCTATGGGCATTGAGGACGAGAAAATCGACGAGATCATCAATATGCACACCGAAACCGTGGAGGGCCTGAAAGCCGATGTGGCAAAGTATAAGGCCGATGCGGAAACACTGCCCGAGGTACAGCGGCAGCTCGAAAAAGCGCAGAATGACCTTGAGGCTGGAAAGAAGGACAGTTGGAAGGTTAAATACGAGGCCATCAAAGAGGAATTTGAGGGCTACAAGAGCGAACAGGCCAAGAAGGAGACCCGCGCCGCCAAGGAAAAGGCATACCGGGAACTTCTGAAACAAGCCGGGGTGAGCGACAAACGCCTTGATGCCGTGCTTCGTGTGTCTGATGTGGACCGCGTGGAGCTGGATGACAAGGGTGCTGTCAAGGATGCGGACAAGCTCACAGAAAGCATCAAAAGTGAATGGTCGGATTTCATCCAAACCACAACAATCCAGGGAGCACAGACTGCTGCACCTCCTGTAAATAGCGGCGGGAGTGCAATGACCAAGGCGGACATTTACAAAAAGGATGATCATGGCCGGTATATCATGTCTGCCGCAGAGCGTCAAAAGGCGCTCATGGAAAACCAAATTACATGAAAGGACTGAATTAAATGGCTGCTACGAAAGTTGAAAGCTTGACTAATCCGAGGGATTCTCTCCCCAATACCTATACCAGCGTTACCGCCCGCGAGGTGGACTTTGTTACCCGGTTTAACGATAACTGGGATGCGCTTCGCACCATTCTGGGCATCATGCGGCCCATCCGAAAGACCCCTGGCACGCAGCTAATCTCTTACACGGCTGACGTTACGTTGGAGGATGGTGACGTTGACCCCGGTAATGTGATCCCATACAGCAAGGCCACCATTACTCAGGCGACAAAGGCTGACTTGACCATCAAGAAGTATGCCAAGGCAGTCCCCATCGAGGACGTGGACAAGTATGGTGCGGAAATTGCCGTGGAAAAGAGCGACGACGCTTTCCTGACCAAATTGCAAAACGTGGTGCTGGGTGATTTCTACACCTTCCTGAACACTGGTTCTTTGACGGGAACCGCCACCACTTGGCAGGCCGCACTTGCAAAGGCCCAAGGCGAGGTGCTGAATAAATTCGCAGGCATGGCAAAGGACGTGACCTCTGTCGTCGGATTTGCGAATATCCTGGATGCTTACGATTACCTGGGCGCGGCGGACATCACTGTGCAGACCCAGTTTGGCATCAACTACGTCAAGGACTTTATGGGATATTCCACCCTGTTCCTGCTTCCCGCTACCGTTTCTGGTAATACCGCCATTGCGCGGAACACTGTAATCGCTACTCCCGTTGAAAACATTGATCTTTATTATGCAGATCCTGGCGACAGCGAGTTTGCGCGGCTCGGGCTGAATTACACCGTGCAGGGTGAAACCAACCTGATCGGCTTCCACGCTCAGGGGAACTACAGCACCGCTGTTGGCGAGAGCTACGCCATTATGGGCATGAAACTGTGGGCTGAGTATTTGGATGGCATTGCCAAAATTACTGTATCTCCGGGGGGTTAATTGGGTCTGACATCTTAACGCTATTCCCCAGCAGTCAGACCCTATTGGGGAAACAGGTTTCTGATTTAGTCGGTGATGATCTGGCGGTAAAGGCTGACGGATCTGTGATTGGAACATTTCATTATGTTTCTGATTATACGGAGTTCAGCAGCGAGCCGGATGAGCAGAGCGGGTATTATTTCCCGTTCCATCTGACCAAGACAGGAACCAAAATGACCTTCAAGAAAAACGGTTCTCCCACAAAGGAAAACATCCCGTTTGACGCAGATATTGTCTTCCGGGTGACCAAGGATGACACCTTCGAGATTCTTGTTGATGATTCCAGCGTGGTGAAATTTACCTTTACAGGGGCAACGTTTGAACCGCAAGCCAAAACGAAAGCCCGGGCAAAGCAATAAAAGGAGGGCGGCGTGATGCTGGAGCAAGTTTTGCAACACCTGAACAACTGGTTTTTGGTGCCTGATGGCATTCACTCCGGAGAGTTCACCGTGCAGGACGGCGGCATTACGCTGCCCTTCCTGCAAACAGGGCAGTATTTCCGGGTGGTGGGGTCTGTCTTTAATGATGGCCTCCACCAATACCCGGCAAAGGACATGACCGAGGAAACATTTAATGGTGCTTTGTGGGCGCTGGCGGTGCCGAAAGCGGTCATCTCTCTTGCAGATGAAATTGCTACCTGGGACGAGAAAAATGGCGTCCCTGGCCCATATACCAGTGAGAGTTTTGGTGGTTATTCGTATAGCAAAGCTACCAATGCAAGCGGTGTGGCTGTGGGATGGCAGGATGTTTTTAAGGGCCGCCTGAATACTTGGCGGAGGATCGGAGGTATTATATGAGTTTGTTGGATGATTTTGCTCGTACCTGTATTCTGTTGGAAAAGAAGCGTGTCCCCGATGGCGCGGGCGGTTACATCGTGGAGTGGACAGAGGGCGCAGAGTTTACCAATTATCAAGCCCTTGATACTTCCATGGAAGCCCGCATTGCCGAAAAACAGGGCGTGACAAGCCTCTATTCCGCCTTGGTGGACAAGGCTGTACCCATTGAGTACAACGACGTATTCAAGGACAAGGGTACAGGCGAAACCTATCGCGTAACCTCCAACCCGGAGGACAAGCAGGCCCCACGCTCCTCCACGCTGCCGCTGAAATACTTCACGGCAGAAAGGTGGGCGCTGACCACATGACTAAAAATAAAGCCCTCTATGCTTGGTTTAACGAGTTCATGCCCTTCTACCGGGCCAGCTCTGTGCCTAACGATGTGGTCATGCCCTACGGCACATACGAGTACACTGACGGGGCCTTTGACACCGGGGAGATCGGCCTGACAGTCAACCTATGGTTTCGCACGGAGAGCGAGGCTATTCCAGATGAAAAGGCACAAGAGCTATCAAAGAAAATCGGATATGGTGGCATACAAATTCCGTGCGATGGTGGGTTTATCTGGATCAAGCGTGGGTCACCTTGGTGTCAGAGTCTTACATACCAGGAAGATCCAGCTATTAAGAGAAGATACATAAATATAACTGCGGAATATTTCACACTAAATTAAGGGAGTGAACTATATATGAAATTTACACGTATTCCGGAAACTACATTTCAGAAGTTACAGCTGAATGCTGGAATTTTACTGTCTGATTTTACCCCAGGGACTGGAACTGTGGAAGAAGAGGATATTCTTGGAGCAACGTCTGGCGGGGTAAATTTTGTTGCAACGCCAGAATTCTCTGACTTTGGAGAGGATATTGATAATGCCCCGGTCAATGTTCTTGAATTAAAGCGTCTTGATAGCTGGGAGGTTACCATGTCCGGGACTTTTGTGACCGTTGATGTAAACCTTGCAAAAACATTGGTTGGAATTGCGGATATTGACACATCGGACAAAACCCTTGTTAAACCACGCAATGACCTTTTAACGACTGATTTCAAAGACATTTGGTGGGTGGGAGATTACTCAGACAAGACGGGGGCAACAAATGGTGGGTTTGTCGCAATTCATATGTTGAATGGACTGTCCACAGGGGGGTTCCAGCTGCAAAGCGGAAACAAAGAAAAGGGACAATTTGAGTTTGAATTTACAGGGCATTACTCCCTTGCGGAACAAAGCAGAGTGCCTTTTGAGGTTTATATTAAGGCTGGGACAGCGGAAGCGGGTGAGTCTTGATGAAAATTTCTGAACTTTCCACAGATCGGGCATTGGACGTCCTGTGCGAACTGACTCCTTACGTTGCAAACATTACAGGGGACAAGGCACTGCTGGACGAATTGGGCAAGAAATTTGATACAAAAGGAAAGAATGTCGCAGAAATGTACACATTTGCGGCGCAAAAGTGTGCGGCATTGGCGCCAGTTTTACTGAAAGCGCATCGAGCGGATATTTTCGGAGTTCTGGCTGTACTGAATGAAACTTCGGCAGAGGAAATTGGGAAACAGAACGTAGGAACAACGATCAAACAGATTAGAGAGTTGTTTCAAGATCGGGAGCTCCTGACTTTTTTCAAATCGTGGCAGCAGGAGGAAGAGACAAAATAATTCTATCTCTGCTGTCAGTACCCAAAATGAGCGGGAGTTCTTATATTTCTGTCCTTCCAACACTAATAAAAAATACGATCAAAAAGGAACTATACGATATTTATATCACAGATTCTTTGCGTGTAATTGGGGAAAATACAGCCAAGTATGCGGGGGGAAGCTATATCAAGAAACGATGGATTTCATTTATCGAGGACAATCCCCAAAAAGAGCAAACGGGAGAAGAAATTGTTGCGCAAGTGATTGAAAAAACAGGATTGAGACTTATTTCCTCTACATAAGTGGTTGTGGAGAAGGGCTAAGCGGTGCCATTTTAGATGGGAGGTGGCACCGATTAACCTATTTGATCTTTACGCAAAGATATCACTGGACACAAAAGAGTATAAAAAAGCAGTCAGCGATGCAACAAAAGAAAGTCGAGGATTGAGCGAAAAGTTTCAAGAGGTCGCAAAAAGTTCCGAGACAACAAAAAACAAAATAAAGCTGTTGGCAAGTCAATACTCAGCCGCGAAAGCAGATGTAGAGAAATTAACAGATGCATTTAATAAATCTGCGAAAGAAAATGGGTACGCGTCGGAAGAAACAGAAAACCTTGCCCAAGAACTAAATGCGGCGGAAGAAAAGGCTGCGGCATTAAAATCAGAATTAGATGATTTATCGAACGAGGCTCGCGGGGCCGGAGATTCAGCCTCCAAAATGTCTGACGGTTTTACTGTCGCAAAAGGTGTCCTTGCGGACCTTATTTCAAACGGTATTCAAAAAGCGGTTGCTGCCTTTAGTGGTTTAGTTTCTGCAATTTGGAATTTAGATCAAACGACGGAAGAATATCGGATTGCGCAAGGCAAGTTAAATACTGCCTTTGACGCTGCGGGGATGAGCGCTGGGGCAGCGCAGCAGGCTTACAGTGCGTTTTATGGTATTCTCGGCGACACTGACACAGCGACGGAAGCTTCTCAGCTTCTGGCAAAGCTGGCTCAAAGTGAGCAGGATATTGCTATCTGGACTGATATTGCAGCGGGAGTTTTTGGTACCTTCGGCGACTCTCTTCCCATTGAAGGTCTGATTGAATCCGCGAATGAAACAGCAAAAGTCGGCCAAGTAACAGGATCTCTGGCTGATGCCCTTAATTGGGCAGGAATCAGCGAAGATGATTTCAATAAAAAATTGGCGGCTTGCACCACAGAGAGCGAGCGGAATCAACTCATTATGGATACCCTTGCGGGCACCTATGATGAAGCCAGTGACGCATTTTATAGAAACAATGACGCGTTGGTACAATCCAGGTCTGCACAGCAGCAAGTGCAAGATGCAATGGCACAGATTGGAGGCGCGGTCTCTCAGGTTAAAACGGCGCTTTTAACAGAATTTGCACCGGCCTTGGCGGCGGTTGCCCCCCAGATTGCAAATTTTATTTCTGGGATTGATGTTTCTTCTCTTGTCAATGGGTTCTCTCAGTTTGTGGGATTTTTTGTGAATAACGGCCCCACAATCATTTCTGCGGTTGCGGGTATTGGCGCGGCATTTGCTACTTGGAAAGTGACCTCCTTGATCTCTGGGATTGTTGCCTCTCTCACCAGCTTGTTTGTCCCGGCGACGGTTGCGGCGACAACAGCACAACAAGGGTTAAATGTGGCAATGAAAGCCAACCCAATTGGCGCGATCATTACATTGGTGGTTTCTCTTGTTACCGCGATTGTTACCCTGTGGACAACGAATGAAGGGTTCCGAGATGCCGTTGGCGCAATTTGGGAAGCAATTAAAGGATTTTTCCTTTCGGCCAAAGACGCCATTGTAGCTGCGTGGAGTACGGTGAAGGACTTCTTTTCCGGTGTATGGGAAGGAATCAAAGGAGCCTTTTCCGCCGTTAAGGAATTTTTCAGTGAAAGATTCCAGCAGGCGAGGCAGTCGTCAGAGGCGGCCTGGGATGGAATTTCCAGTTTCTTTTCTTCCGTATGGGAAGGGATTAAAGGTGTTTTCTCTGCGGTTCGAGATTTCTTTAGTGAAAAATTCCAGTCTGCAAAAGAAGCCGCTCAGTCTGCTTGGGATGGAATTACAAGTTTCTTTAGCGGCGTTTGGGAAGACATAAAAGGCGTTTTTTCGAATGCGTTCAATGCGTTTTTAGACATTGGAAGCGCCATTGTGAATGGGATTAAAAACGGAATATCAAGAGGGTGGAGTGCTTTAACCGGTTGGGTAAGTGATAAAGCAAAAAGTTTGCTGAATGCAGCTAAGAGTGCCCTTGGGATAAACAGTCCTTCCAGAGCGTTTCGAGATGTTGTGGGTATGATGATCCCAGCGGGTATTGCGGTTGGAGTTGACAAGGGGATGCCATCTGCGCTTGATGCTATGTCAAACATGGCAAATCGGCTTTTAGAAGCGGGAAGTGTTGAGGTCCCGGTACCGGCTATCAGAGATGTAAAAGCACTTGATACGGCGAGAGTTAGTTTTTCTGACTCTGGTATTGGAAGGTCCTCTGCGGGGATAATCAATGGGATATCTTCCGCAGTGCAAAATTCAGGACAGAATGGGCCGATTACACTCAATCTTGTTCTCCCGGATGGGACGAAATTAGCAAAATATCTGTTTGACCCTTTGACAAAGTATGCTAAAGCAAACGGCACCCCTATTCTGAATCCGAAGTGAGAAAGATTATGACACAACTTATTTTAGATACAACTGGATACAACATGGTCCTGCCAGAAAGCATAAAGAATGGTTATTTTGCGGAAGAACAGCCATTGTTCGTCGACGTGGAAATGATTTTAGGTCGAGTCGTTCGTCAACTGAGAGGGAATGTCTGGCATATTACATATCAGTATGGTTTTTTTGATGATGATACAAAAAATAAATGGATTTCAGCGTGCCGAAAAGGGACAAGGCAAGCGATTACGTGTGGATTTTTGCCTCCGGATTCCTCTGGAACACTCCTTTATTCGAACTTTCTTGTCATGGCCTTTACGTACCCTAAATTCATGTGGAGTCAGATGCTTCCAGGAGAAAATGGGGATACCGCAAGGCCTCTTTGGGGGGATTTTTCCCTGGAGTTACGAGAGGTGAGGCCGCATGATTGACAGCTCTTCTGCCTATAAATTGGCGGTTTATGGGGATACCAGGCGCGTTGTCCTTCGGGCTGTGATTGATATCAGCAGCCCGGATATTGTATTTGGCGTCGTGAACTCGGATGGAGAGGATGAGTTCAGCGTCCCAGGGCAGGTTCATGACCATGTATTTGAGATCGTTCCTTATGCAACGTTGGAATGGAATCGGTTTATTTTGAATGGTGAATTCAATCTCTTTCCCAGAGCAGAGGGCGACCAGGTTGGATTTATTGGAGATTCTCTATCCAAGGAAGACGGGACCTTTTCTTCTCCAGTTTACGTGGAAGAGACATTTTCCAATGTATTAATTTTGCAGGCATGTTCTGTCGTTTTCCCCACCGCAGTATGGGACGGATATCCCGTTGACTTCAAGATTGAAGTGAAACAGGGAGGCACAGCATATTTTATAAAAGAATTTAAGGGGAATACAAAGCGGGAAATTAATGTGGATGGGTTTACAGTAAATAATCCAGACGCCATTCGGGTTACTGTTACGAAGTGGTCTCTGCCATATAGAAGACTGCGAGTTGTTGAGATCATCCCCGGCATCTACGAGGAATGGGATGGCAATGTAATCGCGGAATTTAGCTTGAAACACCAGGGGGATATTTCTTGCTTATCCCTTCCGTATGGAACATGTACGATCAAGATGGATAATTTAGACCGGCGATTTGAACCAAGGAATAAAGCAGGTGTTTTTAAGTCGATTGAAGAACGACAGGCAATAGACGTTTCTATGGGAATTCGTCTCCCAGACGGGACGGACGAGTATAAGAGCGTCGGGATGTTTTATCAGTATTCTGGAGGATGGAAGACCAGCGATAACGGATTGACCATGCAATGGGACCTGGTAGACATCATTGGCCTTCTGCAATCCAGAGAATTTATTGTTCCAGAATCCTTGCCAGAGACGTTGGAAGGATGGGTTGCTGCTATCGTGGCGCAACTTGGAGTGAACTTTGAAAACCGATATACAGTGGACGCCAATTATGCGGATACCGCGTTGATCGTTTCAAATGCGGGAGATGTTTCTGGTGTAACCTGTGGAGACCTCCTTTTATGGGTATGTATGGCCTCTGCCACTTGGCCAAGAGCAGACGCAGAAACAGGGAAACTTGCTGTCGAACCTCTATGGAATCAAGGAGATAAGATTATGTTGGAAAATTTGATTTCCTATCCCACAATGAAAGCAAATCCCGATGTTGCTGCGATCATTTTCACCTTAAATGACGGGAACGACACAAAATATGTTATTTCTGGCAATTCAACCTCATCAAGTGAGACAAAGTCCGTAGACAACCCCTTTATCAAAACAAAGGAGCAGGCGCTTGCCGCTGCGCGTCTTATGTTGTCTACCTTTGGCGGGAATCAATATGAAATTTCAAACTGTGGGAATCCGGCGTCCGAAGTTGGAGACGTTGATACAATTTGGCTGGATGAATCCAATGCCACGACGGCGCGTCGGATTCAGCAGGACCTCTCTTTTTCGAGCGGGGTGCTATCTAATTGCACAAGCGTTTTGCTCCAGGCAGATGGTGCGTTTCTTTTCCAGAACCGGGAAATCATCACTTCGTCAGGGACATGGACAGCGCCGGACGGAGTTCTAAAATTGCGTGCCATCCTTGTAAATGGTGGGTCTGGTGGAGGAACCGGGACCGATGGTTCTTGGGATGAAGCCGGTACAGATGGAACAGACGGACAGGGTGGCCTTGTTTGGGCAGAAACAATCGCAATTAACCCCAATCAGGTGTTCAATGTGGAGATTGGTCGAGGTGGCGCTCCTGGAGAATCTGGTGGGGTAACAAAATTCGGCTCATATTCTGCCGCAGATGGACAAAATTTTGACCCTAACTATACAGACATTGCGTCGGGGGATGCCTTTGCAAGAGACGGGGTTCAACTTCCGACTGCAAATACAGGAGACGGTGGAAAAGGTGGCGCCGGGGGCGTGAAAGGGAATAGACGTGAAGAGAGCGGCACAGATGAGGAAGGTAATTCCTGGAGCAGGACTGTGATCGACAACTACCCCGGAGAAGGAGAAGAAGGTGTGCCTGGAGCTTCCGGGTGCGTCATTTTATATTGGGATATACAGTAGACGAATGGACTTTTTGGCCGGTATCTGGGGGGTGATCTAAATGGCAGAAGAGTGGTCTCCTATTGTGATCTCAGCGACGTTCACGCCAGTGACTGCAAATGTCGGGGATTCTGTATTGCTCCAAGTGATCGTACTTGATGTGCAGACGATAGAGCAAGAAGAGATCAGAGTGTCGGGTGAGTTTCAAAGTGGGGAGGTGTAGTTCATGTCGATAACCACAGTAAAAGCGACGTTCGATGGACAGGAATACACTCTTACATTTAATGAAACGACAAGGAAATATGAGACTGTCATTGTTCCGGCCAAAACCTCCCACAATGAAGAAGGGGGATATTTCAACACAGAAATAACCGCGACGAACGACAAGGGCGTTTCCACCACAACGGATGGGACGAATATCCCTGGGCTTCGGTTGACGGTGCAAGAGGAAGTCCCCCCGACTATTCAGCTATTATCTCCGGCAGAAGGGATATTGACAACCAAGGTTCCGACCTTTGTTGTAGAAGCATTTGACGAGGAGAACGGCTCCGGGATTGATCCATCCTCTCTGTCTATGCTGATTGATGGGGTCGAGGGAGATATTTCCACGCAGGCCACGGAGAAAGGTTATCAGTTCACCTATACTCCACGAAATGAACTGAGCGAAGGGAATCACAGCTTGACCGCCTCCATCCAGGACAACGACGGGAATCAAGCCAGTTTATCTTCGGTTTACATTGTAGACACGGTTCCTCCTGAGCTGACTGTGCATGAGTACAGGCAAATCGTTGACGATGAATCTATTACGGTGGAAGGAGTAACAAAGGATGTGACGACATCTCCTGTCACCTTGCTTGTGGGAGGGGAGGAAGCGGCTATTGATGAACACGGACAGTTCTCACATACGGTGCCGCTTCGCGTGGGGGAGAACTACATCACTGTTACCGCAACGGACAAAGCAGGTCTGTCCTCTTCTTTTCGGCTTTATGTCATATGGCTCATTACAGACCGTAGCCAGGCGGACATTGAGGAACTTCTTACGATTTTATCCAAAGAAGATCAGACAGAAGAAGAACTAATTCAGCTTGCACAGACAAGCTACAAGGGAGCATATAACGAAACTGATATGAACCGGGTTACAACGGCTGCCGAGTTCCTTTCAGATAGTTTATATACCCGTGGGTATGTAAACCCGTATGTTCCAGTCAATCCAAAACCGGGCAGAGATTATTGGGTGAAAGAGGACAAGCCAACATTAGAGCAGTCTGAGGGATATGTTTCTAATGTTAAACGGATTCGAGAGACCTTCCCCTTTGTACCTGATCTTCCAGAAGCCCCCTCTGATATGCAGAGTTTTACCTTCCAGGAAGCGAACAATTTGGAAAAGATCCTTGTCCAAGTAGAATCCATGTTCCAATGGATGGATAAATCCTATCTCATGGCGGGAGAGACCATGTGCGGAGAATTTTAAGAAAGGGTGTGTTTTGATGCAAGACGCAGTTATTAAAGGAATCGGGAACTCACGATACCTAAAAACAGTGGGGGAAGCCTTGTCCCTCTATCCAACCTATGAGGACTTTTTGCAGGCCATGATTGCCGGGACATTTCCCGTAGATTTCAATGGGATTAATAAAGACGGTTGGACCCAGCAGGGAACTCCTCTAAACAAAGCAAACCTTCTCTCAGATACGGTGATCTCCACGCTGGGCCTTTCTACGGGAGCTAATTCAACCCCCAACGATGCTTTCAACGTCCTTGCAAATATCGGCAATGTCCATGTGTGGAGGAAGACGGTGACTACGGAGGAGGAGGTCCCGGCGGGGTACAAATTAGTGGATGACAATACAGATAGGACATTAGACGATGTACCCAATGCACTCATCAATTTAGGAAATTCGAATCAACGTACTGCATACATCAATTGCGCTGACTCTATAACAGTGGATGATGGCGGCGGAATTTCACTCAATTCTGCAACAACACATTATCAAGCAAACGATGCGCTAAATGCTGCATCATGGCTTAGGGGTAAATATATAAAACTATACTATATAAATGACTTTGGAAACTGGTTTGGCCCTCCGGCCTTAGACCAAAATAAAACATATTATGTACCTAATGATGCGCAAATTAGTGTTAACTCGGCGACCATCATTGTGGATAAATTACAGCGTGTTGACGCTTACCCCCTCACTCCCGCAGGCACCCACATCACCTACCTAACCTCTGTCAACCGCAACGCCTACCAGGAGGGAGATGATGCGAAAGAGGCGGGGTATGTGTTGGGGGATATGGTGAGTGGATACCTGTTTGCATCGGCATGGACTGGTAATGCGTCCAATTATTATTACTCCGAGACAATTAAAGTTTCCGATACTGGGACATTGACACAGGAAAATGTAAAAAGTTATACCGCAAATGCCACTAATGATAGCTGGGTTAGTAATATTCAAAGTGCTATTAGAGGTAAATTTATTACTGTGAGTGGAGAAAAAGATAATGGTGGAAGTGAAGGAACTAACCTTGTCTATATCCCCGATGATGCCATTGTCAGTTACTTTGAAAACGGAGTCTCTCTCGGTTATCCATATAATTATGGATTTCTTGTCAGTAAAATGCAACAGGTCACCGGCTACCCCGCCATCCCCGCAGGCACCACCATTGATTATCTGGGGGTGTTGGGAGAGAAAGTCTCTGTGGAAACTGGAAGTTATACCGGAACCGGGACATACGGCTCGAGCAATCTGAATACAATCCATCTTTCTCGGACGCCCAAACTTGTATTCATTACACCCTATAATGGTGCCAACAGAATGATGCTTTTTGTTTTTGGCGGGAACTCTTCGTTTTCTGGATATTCAGGTAGCGCCTCCTTATCTTATCAGCAAATAGTGTCTGATGGAACGGACTTTAGCTGGTATGCAAATAATGCTGACATTCAATTAAACAATTCCGGCACAAAATACGTGTATACCGCAGTAATTTGATAAATTGATTGGAGGAAAACCATGTATTATATCAATCCAACCCCCAATGAATCCGGTAACCACGGCAACCCCATGGGACAACCTTTCCCAAACTGTGTGACCCTTCCTGACGATCTCCTGAGCCCCTATCTTGCGGCAAAGGGGTTTGTGACCCTAACCGTGGAAAACGGCGCTGTAACAAGCCTGGAGACCAACCAGGAGGCGCTGGACGCCTATGAAGCAGACCACCCCGACCTCCCGCCGGAAGAGCCGGAGGAACCCGTCACCTGGGCCGCCATGGCGGCAGGCATTCGCGGAGGAGGGGATGGCGGTGGCC